ATTGGTTTGGCAGCAACAGCCCAAAAGTATTGGTCTGATAATGGCGTTTCCGTTACTCTTTCATTTGATAAAGAAGAAGAGACAAAGTTTATTGCTCCAGCCTTAAATATGTATGAGGGTCAACTAAAGGCAGTCTCATTTCTTCCAATGGGCAACAAGACATATCTTCAACAGCCTTATACAGAGATTACCAGGGAAGAATATAACTCTTATGTTGGCACCATTGGCAAGATTGATTGGTCTGCAATTTATGATGGCAAAGACAATCTTGATGCCGAATCAGAAAAATATTGCAGCACAGATGCTTGTGAGATTAAATTATATTAGGCTCTATCCTGCTATAATAAGGGTATAGGAGAACCATGTCCAACCCATCTAACTTATATGCAGAAAAGATCTTTAGTGAACACCCACTGGTTCTTTGGGCACTAGATGATAAACTTGACTATATAAGTTTAATCTCAGAGGCACAAAGAAATATTCTTGGCCTTTGGTCTACAACAAATTGCACTCCTTATTCTGGCACCTCTTTTGCAGGGGAGCCATTTACAACCAGTTATAACACAAAGATTAGATGTAGCGTACCAATAGGGTCAACAAATGAGGCAACATTAATAAGCCCCAATATTATAAACTTTCAAGATCTTAGCCAAGACCTTGGAACATTTTGTGTAGCAACACATTTTTATTCAAATAGTGCATATCTTGAATCTGTATCTATTGGGTATGAGTATACAGATACAACAACATCTCAAATAGTTCAAGACTTTAAAACTTTTGAAACCTCACTATTTGAAGGCTGGGGTTTTATATCTGAAACCTTTAAAATTCCTAACGAAAGTACAGATTTAAGAATACTCATCAAAATTAAAACAATTACTGGTGGTGCAAGCATTGCAGATTATGAATTTTATTTTAATGGTATAACTCTTGGTCAATGGTCTGAGGAGTTTAATGTAAGATCCCTGGGAATAGAAACAGAGGTTTTCCCAACAGACATTGATTTAACAACAACAAGTAACGTTGTTCCAGCAGCAGCCTATGGAATTTCATCAGATACGGCCTACTATCTTGTTAATGAGAATTATTTAGTTGCAAAAAATACTGGAATACCTTTGGTTTTTGGAGCATCTGGCGTTACTAAACTTATACCAAACGGAAGCAGTCCATCCCTTATATTACCTGGAAAAGGATTCTTACACGAAGAGGGAAGATATAATAACTATACCGTTGAGTTTTGGTTAAGAATAAACTCAGATGCTTATACTCCAAAAAGAATTTTTGGTCCAATTGGAAGTGAAGATGGTTTGTATGTAGAAGGTGGATTCTTAACTCTGTTTATTGGTGGAAATTTTAGTTCCCATTTTATTGGTGAGTGGTTTAGGCCAATGCTTATTGACATAACATTAGTTAGCGACAACGCAACAGTTCTTATAAATGGAGACCAAGTTATATCTTTAGACTTTGTTACATCATCAATTGACCTAGCATCTGGAATTGAAGAAAACTGGCTTGGCTTTTATGCCCATGAGGATGTAACACCAATTGAAATTGATTGTGTTGCTATCTACTCATACAGAGTCCCAGACGTTGTTGCAAAGAGACGCTGGGTCTATGGTCAAGGAGTTGGATCATCAGAAAATATTGACTCTGCCTATAGTGGAAGTTCTGTAGCAATTGACTATACCTTTGCTGACTATACGGCTAACTATAATTACCCAAGTTTTGCACAATGGCAACAGGGTAGTTTTGATAATTTAGCAACAACTGCGACATCATTAACAACGCCTCAATATACCTTACCAACAATTTTTACGGGAACAAAAACACTTCAAGATTTATATGATGACTCCACCACACTATATGATAACATTGCAAGTGGAAACCTAGGAACAGATAGTTATTTTATATCCTTAAATGCCAACAACTCTTGGGATGACAAAGGCGCATATATTAACTTTCCAAATTTTAATGTATTAAATGATCAAGTAGCCTCTATATATGGCGTATTCCAAATCAATAATCAAAGCAGCGGAACAAATGATGAAGAACAGACATTATTTAAAATATACAACCAAAGCACAGGCAACTATTTTCTAGTCAGCGTAGATGGACTTGAGATCGTTTATTCTTTGGTATACGGGGGAGTTTCACAAGAGGTTTATCGGACAGATGATATTGGACTGCAAGAACTTTTTGCAGCAGGCATTAACATTCAAGATCTCATTGCTGAAAATGGTGGAAATGTAGCAACATTCTTTGGAAACCAAAACTCCCTAAGCCTTTACGTTGGAGGAGATGAAACTGGAGATCAAACCTTTAAGGGGTATATTTTTTCTGTTGGTTTTTCAACAGCCCTAAATGCAAACGCAACATCAGAGTATTTTGAAGATAATGGAACTGTTATTGTTGATACCTATGCTGGAAGCGGAGTTGAGTATTCAGAAAATGCCCTTGCACTTTTAGCCCATACAGCAAGTTATACTCTTTTACCAACGTTTTCATATAATAAACTATTCTTAGATATTGGAATTTCAGGTCACTGGGAAGACTATCTTCCACTATCTTATTTTGGACAATATGTACAAAATGATATAGGAAACTCTTTTTATGATCTAGATTTCTTACAATTTAACCTGGGGTATCCATCTCCATCTAGCCTATCAGAAACAGAGACTACAGGATCTTGGACATATGAAGACTTAATGAATGAATACAAAGTTCCAACACAAAGAACTTATGCACAATTAGATAATGCACTTTTTACGGGATGGAATAATTACGAAGATTTATCACAAAAGGCTTTAAAATATTACGAGTACAACACAGAGAATGCCTCTATCAGAAGTTACGTTACTTTTCAGTATATTGCTGATGGTGCAAACTCTTTGCCAGATAACTTTACTACAGTGGTTTCTCCAAAAGAAAACTCAATTATTGATGTTTCAGACTACTCGGCTTGGGCGACAACAAGGTTTGAGATTATTGACAATACCTTAATTTATCCAAGAAAAGATATTGACTTTAATGACCTAGCCATTGTTTATAGTTTAGACTTTAATATTCGTGGAATATTGACAAAGCCAGTTCTTCTTAAAAAATTAGAAATTACTTCTCAGGCCTTTAATGATAACTCGTTTAACCCAGTTGGTACAAAGTTTGGAATTGATTTATTTCCATACAAACGCTCTGGAATTTATTATGATTATAAATCAAACAATCCATTTAGCATTTATAAAGGCAGCACCCCGTATCTCTATATGACCAGGACATCTGGTATTCAAGTGCGTGGAGATTTTGATTCTAATTTTGATCGTGGCATATCAATGCCAATTAATCAGTCAGTTGCAGAAAACTACAGAGTAAGTGCTTTTCAATCCTGGATTAGATATGACCAAGAGTCTTTCCCTGAAACTCCAATAAGTTTATTTGAAATAAAGCACAAGACCAATACTATTATTTTTTACGTAGTTGCCAACGATGAAGTTGGAGAAAGAGGAAGAGTTTATGCAAAAAATAAAAGCGATAACTCCGACTTTGACGGTATCTCATATTTCCTAAATGGCAATCTTGTTCGTGAGCCAATTTTAACAATAAAAGAGTGGGCGGTATTGGGTATAAACTTTGCAACAGCCCTAAATCTTGACTTATTCCTAGGATCTGTAAATTTAAATAGTCCCGCAATATTTAACAACATAGCATATTATCAGGCCAATAATCTTCAGCAGTTACAGTCAAAGGTTAGTAGGCCGTGGAATAAAGTTAGACAGGATGGCGCAACAGAGTATGAATGGTCATATTGGTTAAATAATTATACCTGGGATGGCGTTTTGTTTATATCAGCCTCAGCCCTGTATGGTGTAAATGCACAAGATGTTTATAATAATTACATGGGAACTAACAAGATTATCATTGATGACGAAGAAGGCATGATATTTGATGCCGATAAGATGAGAGTCTATAATGATACTACTTGGTCAGTATCGGTAGGCGCACCCGTATAATCTGGTATACTTGTGGTTATGGATTCTTTAATTAGCCCGAAAACTGGTAAACCAATTGTTCAAAATGTACGCCGCAAGGTCATTGATAAGCATTATGACTGGGGTCTATACGTATATAAAAAGTCAAACGGAAAGTGGTTTACTGACGGAACTGGCTCTGTATTAAACATTCCTTCTCAGAAAGGTGACATCTCAAAGATTGCAGAACTTAAAAAGGCTGCAGTATTTAATGGTGACGATGGGCAAGGCACAGCCCACTTTGTTGCGGGATTAACAAGAATATCTGAAGAAGAATACTCAGAACAAAAAGATAGAATGATTCAGGGTTTAATTCCAAATGTTAATGACTTAGGCGCAATTGCCGATGCACAGAAAACATTAAAAACACACGGAAGGGATGCGTACGAAAATGACTGATGATGATAACTTCCAGTATGTTAGAGCAAGCCTAAATACTCAAGAACAAGAGGATAGCCAGTTTAATGGTAGCGACCCATTTAATAAAAACTGGGAAGAATTAAAAGAATATTCTGGCCTAGATCAAAACTTTCGCCGTCGTATAGTAAGACAGATTAGCAAAGCGGTATCCCCAACAGCAGCATATTTAGATTCTGCAAATGCAGTTCCTGCTGGAGTAGACGATGCTGGATCAAAGGCTCTTAATCCTGGAACGGTATACAGAAATGGATACGGTTTGTTTGACGTAATTACTCCACCATATAATATGTATGAACTGGCAAATTTTTATGACACATGTTTTTCAAACCACGCTGCAATTGATGCAAAGGTAGAAAACATTGTAGGTCTTGGTTATAGGTTTGATGTTACAGATAGAACTTCCTTAAGATTAGAAACTTCAGAAGATGAAGGTGCAACTGGTAGAGCAAGAAGTAGAATTGAAAGAGCCAAGATTGAACTTCGTGATTGGCTAGAAAACCTAAACGATGATGATTCTTTTACAAAAATTATGGAAAAGGTTTATACCGATGTTGAAGCAACAGGTAACGGATTCATTGAAGTAGGTAGAACAATTAAAGGTGATATTGGATACATTGGTCATATTCCAGCCACAACCGTTCGTGTTCGTAGGCTTAATGATGGCTACCTTCAAATTATTGGTCAGGCTGTTGTTTACTTCAGAAATTTTGGTGCAACCAATCCAAATCCAGTAACCGCCGATGGCCGTGCAAATGAAATTATTCATCTTAAGTCATACTCTCCATTAAATACTTATTATGGAATTCC